CTGTTTGCATATGTCGTAAATCATTTAAATCTATTAAATTTACACCTTCATACATTTGACCTTTAGATAATTGTAAATATTGAAAAAATGTTGGTGTCTCTGATCCTGTTACAGTAGGAAAAAATACATCACTACTATTATTATTTATATAATTAAATAGTTGCATACTTTGATTTACTCTTTGAACATCATCATCTGTTAAATCAGGTTTTGCCATAATTCTATCTACTTGTGAAAAATAATTATCTAATCCAGGTGGGAAATAACCATTTTGCATCATAGTTGCTGCTGCCTGAAAATTTTTAGTTGATTGTATAAATTCATTATCAAAACCACCAGGTCCAACATCTGGTGTAGGATTATTTAAAACACTATCCATATCTGATACCATTTGATCTGCTGTATAATTATATAATCCACCTAAAGATGAATATACATATCTAGATAATGTATCTTCATCCATACTAGTTCCTAACTGTGTATTAATTTCTACTGTTAAATCTCCTATATTTGGAAGAACTCCATTATTTATAGATTGTTTTTTTGCAATAATTTTATGTATACTTGATGCTTCAATAGTAGAGTTTAAAGTTTCAGCAAATAAAGTTGGATTATTATATAAACTTATACCTTCTTCAGTACTATTTAATAATTCTACTATATTATTAACATTAGCTTCTATTGCTAATCTTGGATTATCTATATAATTATTTACAAACTCTTTTGAAAAAACACCTTGTTGATATGTTTGTGCATTGACTGATTTTTGAATTTTATCTTGTTGTACAGATAGTAAATTATTTTTAGCAAGACTTAAATTATTAGCTACTTCTGCTATTGTCTCTTCATCCATATTAAATTTTCTTGCTTCTGGATTTGTTAAATAATTCTCTATGTAATCATCTATTTGTCTATCTAATATTTCTAAATCCCCAGCTAATTTACTTGTATTAGTACCATCAAAATCTACAGCTGATACCATCATTTCAATCATACCTATATTTCTTAATGTTTCATATTGTACATTAGTTGCAAAAGCTTTTGATTCAATCATAGCTGATGTCATCTCAAGTGGTTTAAGTTGGCTTAATACTTTGTCATTTGTTGTTTGTGCAGCTATATTTGGCAGTACTTGATTAACATATAATAAATCTATTTGTTTTGTGATTTCTTCAAAATTACCTTTATTATTTTTTATAATTGTTTGAATAGAAGAATATGTACTTTTATAATTAAGATCTGCTAAATTAGCTCCTTGTGTAGATAGATTTACAAACTTTAAATCATTAGCATAATCTTTGACATTATTTACTGAATCTACAAAGTTAATATCTAATTTATTAGTTATATAATTTTGAAATCTTTGTGGTGCTTCTTTTAATTGTGTATCTCTATATGTAATAAATTTTTCTCTAAGTTTTACTAAATCAGGATTTTGACTATTTAATTCTTCTCTAGTTGCTTGTTCTATAAAAATAGCACTACTTGTATCAAAATTATTCTGCCATTCTTTATCCATGACATCTACTTGAAACTGTGTAATTTTATCTAAGTTTTGTGCTGTATTTGTTAAAGTAGTTCCAATAGTATTTTGTGCTGTTCTAACTACACCAAAACTACCTTCTACTCCTGTTCTTCTAACACCCTTATTAATAGTTGCTCCTCTTTCTAAAGCCATTAAAACTCGTTGCCTCCTTTAAACATACCAGCTGCGTTTGTTGTACCGAATCTAGCTTGTGATTCACCTGGAGACATACCTGGTTTTATAGTTTTACTAGGACCTCTGTAATAGTTCATATATGTCCATCCATTTAAAGCAGCACTACCAGCATCAAATATTGAACCAAATGTAGCTGATTGCATATCAATTTTTGAATTTACAATTTGTTGATCGTATTTAGATAAAGCAATTCTTGTATTTAAATCTTGTGATCTTATATCTGATATAGCAGCATTTCTTACATCATTTTGTATAGCTAAAAATGTTCTACTATCATCAAGTATACCAGCAGCTCCAGCAATAACTTTGTTATTACCTAATGTTATTTCCATTTGTTGCCTTCTTAAATTTTCTTCTTGTATACCTCTGAGTTCTGTTATTTTTTTTTCTTCTTCATATCTTGCAATATCACTTTGTAATGCTTGTCTTGTTTGATAACCTTGATATAAAGATGCACCAGCTGTAACACCAGCTGTAATCATAAACATAGTTGCTGGATTTATTGCACCCATTAAAATACTACCTCTACTGCCATACCTAATATTTTAAGTGGTAATGGTTCTGTTTGTGTTATTTTTACTGTAGGTTCTCTATCATATCCTAAAAAGAAAAATTCTTTTTTACCAGATACTGCACTAACAGATTGTGCTACATTAAAATCTACTTGTCTAATAATTAAATTTTTTGCTGTTTTATCTGATGCTTGTAATGCAACATTAAGTGTATTTGATACATCTACAACTGCTCTAGATATTCTTTTAATTTGTCCTGTTAATGGACCATTTTGAACTTCTTTATCTATAGGCATAGTTTCTAATGTTGGTGTATAATCAAATCCTATAGTAACACCAGCAGCATGTGCTTCATTTAAAGTTAAAGTATCAGATCCTGTAGTAGTAAATGTTCCCAAAGCCATTGTACCATCAACAGCATAAACTGAGGTAGATGTCAAGTGTGCTGGGGTATTATGTAGTCTACCTTGTACTATTGTTATTACTGCATTATCTGATGGTGTTGCAGCAAGATTTTGATTTAAAACTAGCGTATATCCAGATGCTGTAGCATTTACAGTTTGAATAGTGTATTCTGTACTGTTACCAGCTATTGTAATAATATCATTAGGATTAGGAGCAGATGTATAACCATCTACATTTAGGCTAGATCCTGATTGGCTACCACCATTTACTTTAGGTGCACCTTGTTGATTAAGTGTAGTAACAGCAGAGCAATCAAGTGTTAGACTATCATCATCTGCAAATTTTTCTAATGTGTATACAGTTCCACCTTCTAACTGTCTTTCAACAACAACAAATAAATTTTCATTTAAAGCTGTAATACTTTTAAAATTATCTCCAGTTCTTGTACTCCATAATGTCCAACCAGCTATCTTTTCAGATCTAACACTATGAAATAAAGCAAGTGTGCCATCTGTATTAGTAAAAAATGCAAACTGTTCTGGTCTTGTAGATGTACCAGTAATCATTGTCATATCTACTGGATTATTAATTACTTGTGATGCAAGTATAGATATTGAAGTAGAAGCATAAGCTGATTCAACATCAGAAAATAAATACTCTCTAATAGATCTACCATTTTTTTGAGCATATAAAGTAGCTCCATCAAATATTACTGGTTTTGCTCTATTGCATCCATAAGGTGTTTGTCTAGTAAAAACTATATTAGAAGGTGTAACAGCTGAAGTATCAGAAGATGTTGGTACAAAATACTCACCACCATCTGTAAATAATTGTAAGTTTCTAGAACTTACTAAGTGTCTAATCTCATTAATTCTATCACCAGTAACTGTAACATCTAATGCATCATCTGGTTGTCCTGTACCTATTTCAAAATTAAAATATTCACCTACTTTTGATGCTATAACAGAGCTAGGTTTATCTCTTACACCAGCAAAATATAATCTATTATCATGGAATGTAACAGCTTGTGGAAATCCTCTAATAGAAGATATTAGTTGTTCTTCCCATAAAAAATGAGGTCCTACTGTATCTACTTCTTCTAAAACTGTAACTGTTACCACAGTACCACTTGTATACCCTGTTACTTTTACTTGTTTATTATTAACTAATAAATATTGTCCTACATATGCACTTGTAAAAGCAGTTGCACTAGCAGTTAGTGTTCTACCAGTACCAGCTGTTTTATCAGATAATGTTACAGATATTGTTGAATCTGCATACTTAAAAAATGGTTGTGTTGTTTTGTTTGCTCCACCAACAGATACAGATTCATCTTCTTCAAATGCAAATAAAGATACACTAAAAGAAGAAGCAGAATCTCTAACTATTTTAACTATAGGGTTATTTCTATGTACTATAAATACTGTATCACCAAACTGTGCATAGTTTAATTCAAATAACTGTGCAGTAGTCCAGTTACAATTACTTGTAATGTTTGATTGTACACTTGCACCAGCACTATCAAATACATCTAATCTATTATTAGATAATGCAAATATAGCCATTTCATCATTAGAAAATATAAATGGAATTATTCTTGAAGAACCTGGTAAGGTTGCTTTATAACTAAGTCCAGGTCTACGCATAATACCACCTTCATCAAGTAAATACCAATTTCTTAAAGTTTTTGCTCCACTAAAATAAGCAGAGGCATCTGTTCTTGTTACTAATAAAGGGTTTAGTTCTCCACTTGAAAAGTTAGTATATACAGTTCTAAGGACATTAGCCATTAGTACCCTCCAGTTGTCAATCTATCCTGTATAAACCTTTTTGTATTTAGAACACTATTAGATACTTCCTGACTATCTATGTTCTTTGCTATTCTCATTTGATTTTCACCAAGTGTTTCAAACTGTTGTATCATAGCAGCATCTCTTGCTACTGATCCAGCAAATATAGATGCTAATTTATATTGTAATGCTAGTTTAAAGTATTCTGGAAAATCAGCTTCATCTTGTCTAAAAATATAATCTGCTATTAATGTATTGCTAGATCCATAATTATTTACAAATATTTTATCTCCATATCTATTATATTGTATGGGATTATCATTAACTGTTACTGTATTTAAAACTAATAATTCAGGACTACTAGGTAACTGATAAGCATATTCATACCTTCCTGTAGGTGCATCAGCTAGTAAAGAAAGTTGTTTTTGTTCTGTGGCAAACTTCCATCTGTGTCTTGATAAACAAGACTTCAGTATGTTTTCGTACATATTAGAAGCAACTAAGGCTTCTGTTGAACCATCATCAAATGAAGAAATCGGAGAAGCTCCGATCATTATGATTGCTCTTGCACATATATCTACTTTTGTATCTGCCATTTAAAAAAGGGGGGTATTAAAACCCCCCATTCGCATTATGATAATAAGGCAGTTCTTACTTGAGATGCTGAAGCTGTAGTTACAATTAAAATATCTACAACTGCATTTGATCCACCACTATTAACAATGATTACATCACCAGCATTAAGGTCGCCAGTAGATGCTAAAAAGTATTCATTGTCATCAATAGTGCCAATAGCATCACCATCAGTATAATACCAAAGTGAATTAGAATCTCCCATTTGAGATATCTTTTTCACAGGATTAGTTGTTTCGTATGCCATGATTATGCCTCCCTACATTTCTGGATTCTTACACCATCACCATCAATAAGTACTGCACCCATTGACATATATGATGTTGTTAGGTGTGCTACCTTTTCAGGTATGTAGTTTACTTCTGTTCTTACATCAGAACCTACACCTAATCCAAGAGATGATTTATGGAAAGCAAGTGTGAATCTATCGTTTGATCCATCTTTGTTTAAGCCACTAAATGCCATCCACATAAAAGTAATCCATCTTTTAGCAGTTAATGTGCCACCAAATGGTAAGTCTGCTTCACCAACATATTCAGCTCTTGAGAACTGATCTATGTCTAGAAGGTCTGACCATTGTTTTCCACCAACAATCCAATACCTTTGTCCGTCATCTGGAACATCATTTTCTTGGAATATCTCAAACACATTCTGTGCTTTATCTAAGTTCATTCCAGTTGTTGATCCAGCTGAGTTATGTGCTAATGCAGTTGCGTTAGCATCAAATGTATCAGTGATGATAGAATCGGTTTTTCTACCAAGAGCATATGCTGCGTTTTGAGCAACAATGTTTCTTTCATCAATGTTTACTTTTAGTTCGTCTAGTTTGTCCACATAGTCTGCTGCGAAAAAGTCGTCTAGTGTTGCAGTTACATTGGAGTGTACAGAGTTCATAGCGACAACTTCAGCGTGTCTTGCTTTAGTTGAAGCAGAACCTTTTGCTACCTTTTGAAACTGAACAGTACTACCTTTAACATTGGAGACATTACGGACCATATTTTTGAGCTTAGAGCCCATTCTTTGATAAGCCATATGCACTTCTGCTTCGAACTGCTTTATAAAGGCTTGGTCTATAGTCGCACTCATATTAAGTTTCCTTTCGAGTAATGTTAGTTAATAATCAAGTTGTCGTTATAAACTTTTCTATGTTGTCCTACTGGGCATATTCCAGTCTACTTCGGCTTGTTAGTTGAGATATATTATATTTTTGTCATCTTTACAAGACCAGAAGCAATAAAAACATTGACATCCCCAAATGTATAAGATCCATCTTCTTCTTCTATGTAGGATGAAAATGTCTTTACATGCTTTGTATCTTTTGAATATAGATATGCTTCTGTAGTAATTAAAGCTGGTTTTACCGAATCCATGTCATTTTTAGACATCCATTCACTATGACCAGTTGGATCTTCCCATTTAAAAATATATTTTTTAAAAGGAAAATCTTTCTTTTTAGCCATATTTCTTTGAATAAAGTTTTGTTACTTTATCATAATAGGCTTGATCTCTTTTTGTTGGATCATAGTATCTAGGATCATTCATCATAGATCTAAGATCTGTTTCATCAAGTTCAGCATCTACTACTGTATTTGAGTTAGGTAATGGTTGTGTTCTAGTTATATTCATTATTTCTTCTAAGGCTTTTACCCCTTCTGCTGTACTAGCAATCTTTGCAGCTACTTCATAAGATTCTGGTGTTAAGTATTTTTTTGACCATAAATCTGCTGCTTCTATTCTACTACTAGCATTATCACCTAATTTAGTCATTTCTTGTTGCATATCTGGTAATCCAGCTATCTCATTATTAACAAAAGCATTAACACCTCTATTAAATATATCCTGTGATAATCCATTATCCTTGCATATAGCTGACCATTCTTTAAGTAATTCTTGTTCTTTATTAACTTCAATGTTTATATGTTCAGGTACTTCAGGTACAACTATTTCATATTCTTCAGGTATATTACCCATTCTTTCTTTTTCTAAATCATCTCTAACTTGTTTAGATAGTTCATCTGTTCTCATACCAATCTTTTTTTCTAAAGCATTGTATGATGCACTTAGTTCATCTACCTTAACTTCGTTTCTTTCTGCATCCCAAAATTTTTCTGCTACATGATCTGGTCTTGTTACTTCTGTTTGTTGTTCTGTTGCTGTAACTGCTTCAGTTGGTTGTTCTGTAGCTTGTGTTGTTTCTTCTGACATTAGCTCTCCTTATGTGCTTCTATTCTTTTTTTAATGATAAAATATAAATATCTCATCCCTTCTAAATGTCGTAGTTGGTCATTAGATATATCTCTACCAGCTACAGCATCTACTGTAATAGATTTTAAATAATTTAAAACCTTTATTCCTAGTTCTGTTTTGAATAATGCAGCAATATCACCATTAAGTTCTATTTCTGCTCCTTTAGATCTTTGAAATCCGTCTATTGAATAATGATAACCCTCAGGTTTGTTGCGTATCTTCTCCCAAGCCACCTTGTCCTCCTTGTGATTGCATTTGTTGTAATTGTTGCATTTGTTGTACAACTTGTTGTTGTTCAGCAGAATCTCTAATTAACTTTTCAGGTAAATTCATTTTTTCTGCTAAATATCTAGCTACTTCTTCTTGTTTTACTATTAAGTTTAAAACTTGTGGACCAAATGTTTGTCCAATAGTAGCATTAAATCTATTTATATCTGCTATATCTTGTTCAAATTGTGCTCTAGATAGTGGTGATTCTGGTATAATTTTTATTTCTTTGTTATCTAAACTTGGAATAGTTATCTTCCCTTGTTTTTTTAGAATATAAATAATTCTTTTAACTAATGGTTGTATAAATTCTGATTGCAATCTACCAAATGAAGATCCTATCTGTCTTGATAGATCTGCCATTCTCTCTGCAACTTCAGTAGCAGACATAGGTGTACCTTTGGTTGGACCAAGTGTATCCATGTATAATGCTTTTCTAATATTGTTTCTCATATCATCTAATACTAATTGTGCTACATCAAATCTTCCAGCACCATTAATAGGTTGTAATCCTCTAGATCCTGGAGCTACTGGAATTATTGTGCCAGGTACTAATGCAATATTATCTGTATTAATTACTCCATCATCTTCTAACTGATAAATACCAGATATATTCATCTGTGCATTTTCTAATATTAATTCTACTGTAAGGTTTGTTGTTTTAATTGCTGCCATAGCATTAAATACTGGACCTCTACCATAAACTTCACCACTAGCTTTGTTCCATCTAAATGTAATAAACGGATTAGATCCAGCACCTTCAAATTGATCTTGTAATATTATGTTTTCATAATCTTGTACACATACTACATAGTCATAAACTTCTTTATTTACATCAGAGTAATTTCTCATTGTTCCTTCAATAACAGTTACTTTTTGATTTGGTTGATTTGCCATTATTGCGATTAGTTGTTCATCAAGTTCAGCTTTTGGATATAAAACTTTAATATCGTTAATATGCATAAATCTTTTTCTATAAATGCAATCTATTCTATTATCTGGTCCACTATTAAGAGTTATGTGAGGCAGTGGTATTGAATTAAATATAATAGGATTTGATGCTGTACCTTCGTTTACAAGTAAACATCCTGTACCAATAGCACAATCCATAAATGCTTCATGTACTTCCTGATTAAAATTAGAGTTATGTAAAACTTCAAAAATATAATTTGTTATATCATCAAGTTCTTTATCTATTCTTGGTGATAAATCTAAAGGTATTTCAACACCTGATTTAAGATGCATCCATCTACCAAATGTTGGAATCATAGCTGCTTGTAATCTACTAGCAAATTCTTGTATACCTACTACAGCTGTTTCATCAAATATTCTATCTGTTCTTTTTTGTCCAGGTGATTCTTCATAAAATGATTCTCTACCTGGCATAGTATATTCATATGCTTCTTCAAACTTAGATCTCCATACTGATTTTAAATCTTCTGCTAATGAGTATTTTTTTAAAAAAGACTTAGCATTAATGTCTTTCATATTAGCAGAACTTCTATAATTGTTGTATTCCACTATAAGTTTCCACCAAATGTTTTATTGGTTGTTTGAAATAATGATCTATATCCAGCAGCTAAATTTCCAGTTCTACTTGCAGCTGCTCTTCTTTTTCTTTCTGCTTCTCTTTGTGCTTCAGTCATTGTATTAAATTCATTTGCTTCAGGTGGTGTCATACCTTCTGTTCTATTTTTTTCAGGAACTGGTCTATCTGTATAATCATAAAAACCTTTTGTAGACATGCTATTTATATAATCTGAATAAGGTCTTTGTGATGATGATAATAATACTGAAGGTATCATAGGCACTCCAGCTAAAGCTGTTATACCAGCTAGACCCATTTGAAACTTTGCTTGTGAATCAAACATTTGCTTTGATAAAGGTATTCTATATCTGTTAGCTTCTCTATACGCACCTCTTGTTTCATTGGTAAATGTTAATCCTTTATCTGTTTGTACACCAGCAGTAAAAGATCCTGTTTCTTTATTAAATGTACCAAGACCTTGTGATGCTAAATATTGATTTCTTGCTTGTGTATACTTACTACCATACATCTGATCTCCACCAGTATTAGTAGCAAAAATTGCATTATTAGTTTGTGTTATACCTAATTGATCTCTAGCAAACTCATCAGCTTTTTTACCAGCTCTTTTTATCTTTGCATTTTGATTTATAACATTTGGCGTTCCTCCTGTAGAGGCAGCCATATTAAAATTATTATCTTTGCTAGATGACGCTGATGTACTTGATCCCATTATTTTTTTGTAACCTTAACACCTTTTTCTATATTAGGTACAATCATTGAAACATCACGACTTGTAATATTACTAATTTTATATGTTTTTCCTAAATTCATAGCTATACTTCGTAATTGTATTTTTTCTTCATCAGATAAATCTTCATCTTTTCTTTTTTGTATCAATGAATCAAATTTACTTAATTCTTCTCTAACACCAGCTATTTGATCTTTATCTAATTTTTTTGCAGCAAATAAAGAATATCCTAATAAATTTATAGCAATTCTACCATCATCCATTTCAGTTTGCATAACTGTTTTTCTTTTTCCTGATGTTGGTAACATTGATGAATTAGTTTCAACCATTATGTTTGTTCTCCATCTGTATAAAAACCTTGACCACCAGCTCTACTAAATAGGCTTCTTTGACCAATAATCCCTTTTGCAAATCTTTCTTTAAATCTTTTATCTTTTGCCTCTAGCTCTTTTTTTTTAGCTTCTTCAAGTTCTCTTTCTTTTTTCAGCTTTTTTTCTAGCTCTGGGTCTGGTTTATATTTTGGTGTTCTAAAAACTCCCATTTTGTACTTCCATTGTTTACTAAGTATTTATATAACTGAAAAGGTGTAATAATCAATCTATTTATTCCAATTAATCTCATAACTATAGTAACACAACTATGTTCTCTTAACCATGCAGCTTGAAATAATCTCCATTTATGTTTGAATCTTTTAGTTTTTAGAAAAGTACCATTGTTTGCTAGTATAAATCCAAATACTCTATCTACTTCATCACCTTGTAAAATAGATACATCTAGTCTTTTGTGTATATGTTCTAGAACAACCCATACACCTTTTTGTGTATCATAGTAACATGCTCCACAATGCGACATGCCTTTTTTTCTGAAAATATGATACCACTCTTCATTAGGTGGATCATAAAAGAATATCATCCATTCTTTCGAAAAATATCCCATTTACCTCTTTTATTCATAGCATTTCTATTATATAGATCCCAACTTTTGTAAACATTTGTAACACCTTGTTTCTGTGATCCTACAGTCAAAGATCTACCTTCTCCAGCACCTAACATCAAATATTGTAGTGCATCATGGACATGAGAGTATTTATTCTTATTAGGTCTATCTTCATATCTTTCACCAGATGTCTGTATTCTTCTGTAATGATATCCTCCAAGAAACCCTTTTCTAAGCTGTTTACAGGATGGCGACAGTAAAAATCCAGCTTTACCATCAACCATCCTATTCAATGCAGCTTCTACAGATTCTATTCGTAGAGATACATCATTTGATGGAGCTGGAAAGGCTTGTATGCCTTGTTGTCTTAGTATCTGAAAAGGAGTAGTTTCATCTGTTTGTGCTCTAAAATCACCAGCTGGATCACCAAATATTTTTAAATCTTTATCTGAACAGTATTTAATTATTTCATGCTTTAGCATTTCACTAAACTTAACTGTACCAATATCAAAACAAACTAACTCATGGTTTATAATCCATCTACCATCAGGTAGTTTTTGACCAAATACAGCTGAAGGTGTTAATCCAAAGTCTAACCCTATGTATACTGTAGTATTTGCAAAATCTATTTCCTCATCTGCTAAATGTGTATCTTCTCTAAATGAACCATAGACTAACTTTCCATCCTCTATAGTTCCTAGTCTATTTAAAACATAAACATCTATCCACGACTTTGATTTACCTCTAATAATATTAGAATAGTAATCAGGAGTAACATTCTTTATGTTTTCTGCTACATCATTAAGTTCATAGCCTTTAATCTTATCATCTTCTTTCTTTTCTATCATTCCAGGT